AACTATATTTTCCATTAGAATCAATCCTGTAGTTCACTAAACGCGCATTCATAACATACCCGCCACCGCATCGTTTTGGAAGAATGCTACACGAAGACGAGTAAAAATGATATTTACTTCCATTTACTTCATGGTCTATTGTAAAACTCATATCGCGTTTAACAGAAGAAACCAATTTTAAATTATAAAATTTTATATTTCGCAATAGACTTGAAATCATGAAATTGTTGCAATGATTCAACACAGAAACAATCGACTCACTTATTTTTTTTATATTATTTCTCTCTTCAGTATAATATGCAATAATAGTGTATTCATAATCAAACTTGTATGTATACACGTCATTTTGTAAAAATAAGTATTCATCTTTCATTGAACCGCATATACGTATAGCATTTTTTGCAATCGTGTAAAATAAATATGATAATTGATTTTTACTAATTTCTCTATAGTGTTTTGCAATTTCATATAAATTTTCTACTCGGTATGGTAGAATATTATACGCCATCAACCATGAATCAATTGCTTCAGGCATTTTTTGAAGATTCTTATAACACAACCCAATGCTGTAATAAGAATGCCAAATTTCCTGGTTCCATCCACCGAGTGCAATTCTCTTGTTATACATTTCAATCGCTTCACTATTTTTACCCATGTCTCTCAGTGTATTTGCCAAATAAAAATGATACCTATCATTTTTTGGATTTTCGGCTATTCCTTTCATTAGCAACTCCATGTCGCGAACACACTTGTTGCCCTTTGACCCGCCATCACCAATGTCATGAATAAACACAACATTCTTTTCAATTGTTTCCTTAACAACATTTGACGAGAAATCAACATACTCATGAGTTACACCAAGATAAGAAGCACACCCATTATTTTTTAAAATTCTTATATTTTTATAGTAAAAGTCATTTGACCCTTGATAAATATAGTACGCATCGCATGACAACATTTTTTTTGAAAACACATTCTTGTTTGGATGAAATACCATATCCGCATCCAGCAACAAAACATAATCCGACATTCCTGCGCATGCTTTCAACGAATAATTGCGGTTATGAGAGAAGTTTTGAAATGGTTCAACAACAACTTTTCCAGGAATATTTTTATCATAAAAATACTTTTCTATTTTTTTCACCGTATCATCTGTCGAACCAGTGTCACATATGCAATAACAGTCTATCCATTCAACCACAGAATCAAATAACCTGTATATAATATTACTTTCATTTTTTACAATCATATTCAAGCACAATGTTGGTTCCGCCATATTTTTTACTTATTTATTTTGTTACTATTATCACAATTATAATATTTAAATTCATTTTATTTATTCATTTATTTCAACTTTGTGTCAACCTGGAGGAGTTATAAGTTAAAAAATACAATTAATTATATTTACAGTTTTTAATAAATGTGTTGTAACTACTGCATGTCACATTTCTTTACATATAAAAAACTAATCGAAAACGATAAAGAAACAAATGAAACAAACAGTTCAGATAAAATTGTAATGTATAACAGTAAGTTACCACAGCAACAACAACAACAATACATAACAGATGCAGAAACATTAACAGTGTCAACATTAAACACAAATTTAGATGAATTCAAAGTACTTTTTTTGACTCAAGAAAAATTATGTTATGAACTGCGCTCAGACAATGCGATTTTAAAAAACAAGCTAGAGATAAGCACTTCAATAAGCAACAAACGACTTCAGAAAATAAAAAAACTACAGATGAAAATATGCAAGCTGGAAGCAGCCAATGCAACATTTGAAAAGATTTTAGGTCATTCCAACCCCAACCATGTCAATTTTACCAACAACGCATCATCACTACAACTGCTACCACCACCGCCTCCGCCGCCTCCGCCGCCTCCGCCGCCACCGCCACCGCTACTATTACCCATTGGTATAAAACAAACACTGCCTCCCCCCAAACCTAATACAATGAACAATGTTTTGGAGGAATTCAAATCAAAGTTTACACCGAAAGACTAGTGTAATTATTCATAAAATATAATATATAGTATGTATAACAGAGTAATACAGCAGCAACCAGACGAATGAACATTTCTTTAAACTCCATCGATGATGCAACTCTAGAATACATGGTAAATGTCGCACAATATGAAAAATATCTTCGAAAAAATAATTTAGACTATGACACGGGATTCAAAAAGGATTTGAAATTTTATCGAAAAAGAATCATTTCCATCACGAAAGACCTTTTTAAGAATGAAGTCAAAGATGTTGCGTTGAATGGCGCATTCAACATGTACATGAAGGCGTGTATATCTCATTTAAAATTTGAAGACCAAAGCGAAACTATTCAAAAGTGTTACGTGTGCATGGGTGTTGTGGCAGGCAGCGGCAGCAGCAGTGCACAACAAGAACAAGATAAACCTTGCATATGCAACTCCAATACGAATGCACTCCATGCATTCGAATTAAATAAAGCCAATGAACTTTGTTTCAAACCAAAAGAAGTTAAAAAATTAACACTTGATACTTATGTCATTAAAAAGTCATCATCTCAAAAAAAAGAGCCAGTTGTTTTCCCACAACAATTTAAATTCAACCCCAAAGACCCGTCATTCAAGTACAAGGGACTAAAGAAGAAAAAAAAAGAAAAACACATCGTCTCGACCCCAACCATTCCTAATGATGATGATTCCAATAAGGAAACCAGTTTTAATCCAGACAAAACAAATGAAATGAAATAAATAAATAAATAAATAAAATAAAAACTATAACTACTTTAAAAAAGCACTAAAAAACGAAAACTTTATATAATTATTTATTATGATAACATATTATAGACATATTATAAATGTCGTCTAATCAAAAAATGAAAAATAATCGAACCAAGTCAAAAAATACAGAGTCCTCATCCTCATCCTATTTAGATGAATCATTTAAAAAACTTTCGTGCAGTCCAAAACAAGAAAAGGACTTCACGTGTTACACCACAAATGCTATTATAAGACTTAGAGACAGTTGGAACGCGCGTCATCCAGATGCATTGATAAACAGCAATGACGTGAAAACCATTTGGGAGTCATTAAAATCCGCACTAGGAAACGTCTGCAATAAGGAGTCGTGTTGGTTTCGACAATTATTGACAGAAGGTACTTCTGCGACAAAAGATTTATTCAATTACTTTGCACCTGAAAGTCCGAAAACATGGAATAAAAATCCAAACGAATGGTTGTCTAGCATTGATATTACAAAAGTTATGAAACAATATGAAGATGCGTTTCCTTTTTTTGAATTTATTGGTCCATCTCCGATTGACTTTGATAAGACTCCAAAAGGTCAGTCATCGTGTGTCTATGAAGAATTGTGCAACTTTGACATAAAATCATACTTAAATCCAAACAACAATAAACATAAAATTGGAATTATTTTCAATACTGATCCCCATTATTTATCTGGTTCACATTGGATATCTCTCTTCATCAACCTAAAAAAACATTTTATTTTTTTCTTTGACAGCACCGGAGAATCGCCATCCAAAGAAATCAACAAGTTTGTCAAAAGAATTATGCAACAAGGTAAAGAAGTTGGAATCAACTTTAAATATATTATAAATAATAAACAACATCAAAAAAGTAACACGGAATGTGGAATTTATTCGCTTTTTATGATTGCAAATCTCTTAAAAGAAACAAAAACTCCAAATGACTTTTTAACAACTATGTTTACAGACAAAGAAATGATGGAGTTTCGTAAAATATTTTTCAACAAAGAGTCAGTCTAAGCAGTCAAGAATCAACAGTTTGATTTATAAACTCATTATAGTTTTGAGTTTATAAACCTTGTGTATTCATTTCATTATTTATGAAGATGGCGAAGAAGTGATGGACACCAAAGATATAATCAATCGTCTTATCTTCCTTCTAAATGTGTAGTAGTCAGGATCATCTGTTTCTGTCACACTTTCCAACCCTTTCAAACAGTCATAAAAATGTTTGCAACTTTCAACCGTTATTGCATTTTTTGAATCTGTTCCATTCTGGTAAATTACATTCATATTTTTTCTACAATTTTCATGATATTGCGTGTAATAATAGTCGTATGAAGAAACGCTAAGATAATTCAGTATGTTGCACATGACTTCAATTATGTCATTTTTCAACTTTGTTAGCCTCATACATTCACGAGTGTCCACCTCTTCGACCGTCTCCATTTTCAAACCACTATCCATGCAAAACTACAACACAAGTAATTAAGTTTTCGAATATATATATTATTATAAATAATAATTAAGATTCTAAATCATTATTTATATCTTATATTTCACGCCTACTCTTTACCTCACTCTACTTACTTACGACCGGCACCAGTACTGCGACCACCACGAGTGCGGGGAGCTGCATCGCCGCGTGACTTGGACGATGGTGCCGATGACCGCGAAGACTCAGGGGCAGGAGCAGAAGACGATGCCGTCCTCCTCAACACCGGCACATACGCGTCGCCGCCATCTTCTTCCTCGCTCTCTTCATGTTCACGACCATGTTGATGCTGGTGCGAAGAAGAAGATTGGCGCATCTCATTGCGCGTCTCGCACATCAGTTTTCCGCCAAACATGCCCGTCACATTCGTCGCCTGGCAAGAATGCTGGCCGTTTGCAACATTTGACACATCAAATTCAACATACTCACCTTGAACCAAGAACCTGTACTGCTCCTCCTGTACTTTGACATTCGAATGATGCACGAAAACCTCGCTTCCAACCTTTAGCTCACCGCTTCCACCTCCATGAACCACAGTCAAAAATCCAAACCCAGTCTTCATGTTGAACCACTTTACACATCCCGCCATCTTTTGTCCACTCATTGCTGCTGTTGCCATTGTATGCTTGTTGAACTGCTTAATTGCCTTTCTATAACATTATTAGTGAAACATCTTTAAGTATCTTTGAATATATAATTTAATTCATTCCATGTATCGAAGACCTCCTCCGCGAAGACGAAGCACAAGATGGAGCGTGCTTTCCTTTTGCACGTTGTAGTCGGCCAACGTTCGCTCATCTTCCAGCTGTTTGCCGGCAAAAATCAGTCGTTGTTGGTCGGGCGGGATGCCCTCCTTGTCTTGAATTTTTGCCTTGAGTGTGGCAATGGTGTCGTTTGACTCTACTTCTAGCGTAATCGTTTTTCCAGTAAGCGTTTTTACAAAAATCTGCATAGTTGCGTTGTATTTATTCTATATTCATTATGAACATGTCTCTAAATATTTTTCATATATAACTATTAAAAATATTCTAGTCTAATTAAATTATACACCTAAATGTACATGGTTTTAATAAATGAACTGTCATGTGCCGTATTTACATTTTTTATAAATAATTGAATGCCATCTTTCACATCTACCTTTGATATACATCTTTTTATTTTACTTTTTCCTGCTAATAAATTTTTAGAATGCGCAATCTTACACTTTACAAATAAAAGCTCCATGTCACCGCCGTGATGCTTAAAATGCACAGAATGTTCTTTAATAAATTCGTCGGTTATAGCACCTTCTTCAATAAACCAACCACCATCAAGTATTTTTTTAATGAATATTTTCACCAGCTCCTCCGGAGAATAAGACTGCATCGTAAAATGAATGCTGAAACGACGCTCCAAACCATCATTCATTCCAAAAAAATTGCGCTTCAATTCATCCTTGTATCCAGCAATCATCAAAATAAAATATTTGTCGTCGTCTTCACGCATTTCTGTCAAGCTTTGGTTAATTAAATCCAAACACTCTTTGCTATACGAATCCTGCGTGTCTTTACCGCTGCTACTTCCAACTGAATAAGCCTCATCAATAAAAAGAACTCCACCTCGCACAGACTTCAACACCTCTGCCGTCTTTAATGACGTTTGTCCTAAATAACCCGCAATCAAATCTCCTCGACGAACCTTTTTGAAAATACCATTTTTTAAAACACCCATTTTTAAATATATTTTTGCCAACTTTTGCGCAAACTCGGTCTTGCCAATACCCGGTTCCCCATATATCGCCGTGTGCAATAAATCGTCATTTTTGCGATTTAAACGCATGCTATAATAAAGTATTAATATAACAACTTGCCTCTTAATTTCTTGCTGCCCTATCATACTATTCAAATCCTCCATTTCAGGAAGCAAATCTCGTATCATTGCCAGGTCAATGTTATACTCAATGTGCGGCTCCAATTTGAATTCTGTTCCAACCTTTTTACCAATACTTATCAAATCTTCCAACTCGTCAACTTCTGCCTCTATATTTATCCGACTTGTCACCTTTGACACAGCCGGCATCAATAAACCTCCTCCGATAGACGAACGCTGTTGCGGTGGAGGCGGTAACGGTGGATACATAATAAATGACCTGGAACTCGGAGCATATGACAACGGTTCATAATACTTTTGTTTATTATTCTTAATATGTGAAACAATCTTTCTTTTACCATTGTTTCTGTCATCATTATTATTTGTGATGTTTGACATTTTTTTTCGTTGTTATTTATTATGATGTATATGATATATTAATATATATTAATATAATATTATTAATATTACCATCAAAATAAAAAATAGTTATAATTTAATTGCATCAATTTTATAATTATAAATTTTGTTTTATTTTCTATTTTGTTATTTATTTATGAGTTTATTTTTCTCTCTTCTCTCTACGAATCATGCCAACATACTTTTGTTATAATACCTTTGTTCATTTCTTGTGAACGCATTCATAAAAAGATAATGTTGTTATGGTTTGTATAGAGAAGAGAGAAAAATAAAATCATAAATAAATAAAATAAAAACATGAAATGATGTTTGCGCAATATTAGACCATTTTATTAGTCCATGATGTGAACTTCCTTTCCTATCGTCTTTATGATGCGTTTTTCGCCTACCTCCGGTATCGGCGTGCAAATGTGATTAAACGTCATTAAAAAATCATCATTCTTTGATGAACTCGTTTTTGCAACTTCCGGGTCTGAATCCTTCCACTGTTTTAATGTTGTAATCTGCTTTTTTGTTATTGCGCCAATCGTGTCTTTCAATTTTGAGTTTCCTTCATCCTTTTCCCATTTCTCTTCGTCCTTGATGTACATGATATCTCTCTTGTTATCCGTGCAATGAATGGGGCGTTTGTAAATATCCAACTCTTTCAATCCTCGCAAAAAAATATTACCTACACTATCTTCTAATGTCTTTTCTCTCGTCACATTCAAATCATCTAATGTAATTTTCAAGGAATTTATAAAATCGCCAATGTTGATTGCATCCTTGCATTGTTCATTCAAAAATACATTCAAGTTGAATTTCTGTTTAATGTGAGTATTATTATTTGTAATCAAATTAGTATTTCCGCACATCATTGGAATCATATCCACTAACTGTTTGTGATACTGTTCCTGCTGCTCTCGCATGAATTTTTGCTGCTCTTTCATTAGCTCCTTCATCTCAGCATTGTCTCTCATCAAATTCATGATGATGTTGTCTTTACCAGAGCACAACCGCTGTTTATGTTTCATTAATCCATTCTGCGTTTTAAATACTTTACCACATTCACATTCATTATGTTTTTGAATTTTGTTTTCAGACTTATTTATATCACATTTCATTCTCATATGTTTTTTTGTTCTTAGATGTCGTTTGTAGTCACTCTCAAATATACACGAAAAACAACAACATTCACAGGTATATTGTTTATATTTACAAATATCACCAGTCATTCTTATTATGTCTTATGTCAGTTAATAAATACGGATAAAAAATAAAAATGTATATTACTCCGAAATCCGCAGCGTATGTATACATTAACCATATAATATTTCTAAATGGATTAGATTAGATTATTTATTTATAGAATGGAGGGAGGTGGTGCGAATTAAAATGTCGCTTTTTCGTGGCGGCTGCATAAAGAATCGGGTCAAAAAAGCAGGGGTCAAAAAAACGAGCGGAATTGTTATCTGTATGCTCACAAAATTACAAAAAGCAAAACGCTCCCACTGCATAAACCTAGCGACTGAAAACGGGGTCAAAAAAAACGAGCGGAAATGTTAGCATTATGCTCACGAAAATTGAATTTTTCAAAATGTCGCCAGAGCATCGCCCCGCAGAATCAAAAAGTGCCAAAATGGAACAAAAAAAAACGAGCGTTTTTTAAATTTTTTCTAGCCTTACCATAGATGCTAACAATTTTCGAAAAATGCGAAAAAAAGCGCTGATGCTCGTTTTTTTCGGTCCATTTTCTCGTTTTTTTTCACTTTTTGAAATCAGAAAAATCCGGAAAAAATTGGAAAAATGTCCAGAAAAATCGCATTTTTCCCATTTTTTCTTATGCTCTGCGGCATATTTTTCATTATTATCGCGTTACTTATAATGCTCACAACTTTATGTATTTTGCTTTCAACCAAAAAACAAAAAAAATGTGGAAAAAACATTTTTAAAACTTTTTTTAAAAATCAAAATTTGGACAATTATTTTTGTCCATTTTTCAAATTTTAAAAAAAGTTTTGAAAAAAAATATTTTTCCTTTTTCTTTTAATTCTTATTCTTCAATTCTGAATTTACAAAATTTACAAATATGTTGATTATAAAACATAATAAATGTATGTCGTTGTAATAATATATTGAACAGTTAACAATATTACATGAAATACATGAAATTAGCATTTATTAGTGGAATAACTGGGCAGGATGGTTCTTATTTGGCGGAACTGTTGTTGGAAAAAGGATACAAAGTATTCAGCATTGTTCGTAGGACGTCGTTATTATTTTCGCATTCAAGAATTGAATCGATTCGCAATAAAGTTGAGTTACGATATGGTGACATGACGGATACATCCGGGTTATCAAATTATATAAACACCATTCTTCAAACCCATCCCGAGTTTGAAATTTTTGAGGTATATAATTTGGCAGCGCAATCTCATGTGGCTATATCATTCGAAATACCTGAATACACCGCAGATGTGGACGCAATTGGAGTATTACGTTTATTAGAAATTATAAGAGGACAACCGGAATCCATAAGAAAGAAGATAAGATTTTATCAGGCGGGAACAAGCGAAATGTATGGAGAAGTGAAAGAAACGCCACAGAATGAGAATACACCATTTAATCCGGTATCGCCGTATGCGGTTGCAAAAGTGTATGGTCACTATATCACAAAAGTGTATCGAGAAGGATATGGAATATATGCAGTCAACGGAATATTATTTAATCACGAGAGTAAACGTCGTGTTGAGAATTTCGTTACGATGAAAATTATAAATGGCATTAAAAATATACTACAAGGAAGGCAAGAATACATTGAGTTAGGGAACATTGATAGCAAACGCGATTGGGGTCATGCCAAAGACTACGTCGGCGGAATGTGGTTGATGCTACAACAGGAACGCCCGGATGATTATGTGCTTGCATCGGGAAAAACGCACACAATTCGTTCATTTATTGAAAAAGCATTTTCATTCAAAGGAATCACGATTGAATGGAGTGGAGAGGGGCTTGATGAAGTTGGAAAAGATGTGACGGATGGAAAAATACGAGTTAAAATAAATTCAAAGTATTTTCGCCCTTGTGAAGTTGAGTTTTTATTGGGCGACTCGTCGAAGGCACAACAGAAGTTAGGCTGGACATTCGAATATGATACATTAGAGAAATTGATAGAAGAAATGTTTAGTTAAGCTAAGCTTAGCTGAATGTCATCTGTCATCACAATCGCCTGTCATCATCATCTTTATATATGCATATGAACACTTCTATTTCAAGCAGCGATTGCAAATGGGTTCATAGCCTAGTTGGCAAACGTTCGGTTCAACGTTTGGTTCAAAATTTGAACATCCATCCCACCCATCCATGTTTCGAATCCTCACGTTGTCGCTGCAAAAATTTCAGTTTGGAATAACCAACTTGCATGTGTAGCTCAATCGGAAGAGCGCCGGGAAATTAAACCACCGTCTTGTTCAACATAATGACACTAAAAAAGTCCGAATGAATAGATGGTTATCTCACTCGGAGGTCGCGAGATCGAAACTTCGCCACATGCATCTTTTTTTCAAAAAATCATCCACCAATATAACATTTTTAGTTTTTTATTCCACGAAATATCGCTTTTTTGAGGATGTTTTATATTTTTTATTCAAAATATTGAAAAAAACGACATTTTGAATAAATGAAAGCATTATCATGCGCAAAATTTTGCCGTTTTTTCCAGTCACTGCATAAGGAAGGGGGTCGAAAAATGGGGTCAAAAAAAACGAGCGGAAATGTGACTTGTATGCTGACAAAATATCATTTTTTAAAATGGTCCCACTGCATAAACCTAGCGGCTGAAAACGGGGTCAAAAAAAACGAGCGGAAATGTTACCATTATGCTCACGAAATTTCAAATTTTCAAAATGTCGCCAGAGCATCGCCCCGCAGAATCAAAAAGTGCCAAAATGGAACAAAAAAAAACGAGCGTTTTTGATTTTTTTTCTAGCCTTACCACAGATGCTCACGTTTTTCGAAAAACGCGAAAAAAATCGCTGATGCTCGTTTTTTTCGGTCCATTTTCTCGTTTTTTTTCATTTTTTGAAATCAGAAAAATCCGGAAAAAATCGGAAAAATATCCAAAAAATCGCATTTTTTTCATTTTTTTCTTATGCTCTGCGGCCGTTTTTCTATTCTCTCCGCGTTACACAAAATGCTCACAAGTTTTGAAAAATGCATGTTGAAAAAAAAACAAAAAAAAATGAAAAAAACTTTTTTAAAACTTTTTTTAAAAATCAAAATTTGGACAAAAATAATTGTCCATTTTTCAAATTTTAAAAAAAGTTTTGGAAAAAAAATGAAAAATATTTATATTTTTTCAATCCCTCAAAATTGCATTTTTAGTTTTTCAATCCACGAAATATCGCTTTTTCGAGGATGTTTTTATATTTTTCTAAAAAAAATGACTTTTAAACAGTTTGGTTTTTTACAAAGCAATATCATGCGCCATTTTTTGTCCTTTTTTGCGACCACTGCATAAGGAAGGGGGTCAAAAATTAGGGTCAAAAAAAACGAGCGGAAATGTGATTTGTATGCTCACAAAATTACAAAAATTAAAATGGTCCCACTGCATAAACCTAGCAGTTGAAAACGGGGTCAAAAAAAACGAGCGGAAATGTTACCATTATGCTCGCAAAATTTCAAATATTCAAAATGTCGCCAGAGCATCGCCCCGCAGAATCAAAAAGTGCCAAAATGGAACAAAAAAAAACGAGCGTTTTTTAATTTTTTTATAGCCTTACCACAGATGCTCGCAATTTTTGAAAAACGCGAAAAAAACGCTGATGCTCGTTTTTTTCGGTCCATTTTCTCGTTTTTTTTCATTTTTTGAAATCAGAAAAATCCGGAAAAAATCGGAAAAATGTCCAAAAAATCGCATTTTTTTCAATTTTTTCTTATGCTCTGCGCCCATTTTTTCATGCACTCCGTATTACACAAAATGCTAACAAATTTTAAGAATTACGGATTACAAAAAAAATAAAAAAACGCGGAAAAAACTTTTTTAAAACTTTTTTTAAAAATCAAAAATTGGACAATTATTTTTGTCCATTTTTCAAATTTTAAAAAAAGTTTTGAAAAAAAAATGGAGTGATTTTATAAACTATAAAATATTACTATAAAATATCATAATGTCATAAGTTATCAATAATATATGAATAATTGGGAGCTTCTTCATAAGACAGTGTGCATAAGTAATTGAAAATGTCCAAGTAACTGCCTGGCATGTCTGAAAATAGTTCCTCTGGTAAGATTGTTTTTTTCATCTGCGCCACCGACTCAAGTGAACCCGCTGCTTTCCATGGAAGCCGTCCCTTTACCAAGTAAATAATAACATACATGATGGAAATCAAATCATCTCGTCGACTCGGTTCGTTTCCGTCATGCACATTTGTGCTAATATAACGCGGTGTTCCAATAATTCCGGTTGTGCGCAACTTGTTACACCTGTGTGTTTTTGTTTTATCATCAATATACGTGCGTGACATTCCAAAGTCAATGATGAACAACTTATCACTAGTGTTACTAGACTCATTATTACTACTATTATTTTCACAATAACCTGTCATGAAATTAGGCGGCTTGATGTCTCTATGAATAAACCCCCGTTCATGAACAGCCTGAATAATTTGAAACATTTGTTTTGCATACACTTGAACAAGAGGAAAGGGAACTGATTTTTTATATTCACTTGAAACAGTTTGTAGACTTTTTCCTAATAAATCAATCACCATGTAGCGATTATGGTCCGGAACACCGTAGTATCTTAAACTAGGGATTCCAGGAATACCTGAAAGTTTCATCAAAACGGCGGCTTCATGTGTAAGCGTGTCCATTTGAGCAGTTGGTTCTAGTTTAATTGCGACGATTTCATTTGTGTTCACATTTTTTGCACTGAATATTAATCCAAATGCACCAGAACCTATGCGTTTCAATAATTTATACCGGCCATTAATTAGCATGACTGATGTAGTAGTGTCTGGTCTGTGATGGGTGTGGTGATGGCGTGGTATGTGTGTCGTGTGTGATAATACTATTGAATAGCTCAATACTTGTATTCATTTTCAATTTTAAAAATACATGATGGATTACTTTATTTGTTATAATTAAAAATAATAAAATAACATAAATATGTTAGTTTATAAATAAATAGTTATAATAGTTATAATAATAAAGAAATAAATGTCCCACATGGATAACAAAGAAGACACACGAAACACTTTTGAGTGGAATGGAATTGTTACAAATTCTGACTCTTCTGACTCTATTATTGCACATGATGAAAATAAATTGAATATCGCCACACCACAGATGCAGAGAGAAGAAGAAATATGTATAATATGTTATGAAAAAGTAGAAGAAGAATGTGGGAATTATTACACCAATTTTTGCGATACTTGTAAATATGCTGTTCATATTGCCTGCATTGAAAAATATATTTCTCGAAAGATAAAGGATGAAGTGCTAATCTTGCAAACAAGGTTTATCCCAATAAAATGTTTGACTTGTTCAAAACAGGTGGAAATCGTTGAGATAACACAAGAGGAATTTGATAACATAAACAAATATGATGAAAGCGCGAATCGTAACAACCATAATAACCATAATATTATGATTACTCCTGAACAAAGACGTCAAATTCTGCTTTATCAACACGTGATACATGTAATGGAAAGACAAAATTATCATCATGGAAGAATGAGGAATCGGGTTTTATGTAATGCATTATTTCTCATAGTCATAATTACTATTACTGTTGGTATAGTTGTATCGATTTTTTTAAAAAAATAAAAATAAAAGGCAATAAAAATAAAAGGTTGTATTTTTTATTTTTATTTATTTTTTTTTTACATCATGATTGATTTAAATAAAGAACCATTGAACTTTTTTGTCATTTCTTGAGCAAGTTCGTCTTGTTTTGCTAATGTAAATGCCCTGTGCGTGTTGTCTTCTTCTTCAAGGTATGCTTCTGATTTTTTTTTATTCAAAGACTCTTCATAAGTGTACGTTTTCAAATGCACATCTCGAAATGTTTGCAGCTCGTTAACGTTGTTGAATTTTTTGGAGTTTACATAGTCTTCATGTGTAACAGGTATAACCGTTTCTGTATGCGCCTTTTTTAAATCTTCATATTGAAGCGAACTGAATAGTCCGCTTGAATGTTCTTTCGGCGCACCTTGTCCTAACATGTAATAGTTTTCACCACCACCACCGCAAATATTGGCACATTGTAGTTCATTTTTTGAAATAAGTGACAAATTTGTTCGCAGCACTTGCTTTTGTTTGTCAATTTCGGAGACGCGTTGATCCCAGGAAGATAATGATGCGGCAGACGCCGCATTTGAAATGTCATTGTCATTTTCAGAACGAAACCACTCTTCATAACCTTGCTCCTCTTCCATTTGTATTTTGCATTTTTCATAATGTTCGTTGAACAGTTTGTTGAATTCAGATGGATTGAGTTGGTTAAATCTCTCCACACATACCTTCATAGAGTCTTCCTCGGGGGCAACTGTTTCTTCGGCAACAAGGTCGCTGTAACTTTCCTTTTTATTTCTATTTTTACCCGTGCGAAATGTGAATATTTGATACAAAATTTTGTAAGCGCTCGTAAAAAAGAGAAAGATTTCTTTTGGAAGTTTCGATTTATCTGGATGAGTATGAAGTACTATTCGTTTTGCTGCGCGCAAATCTGATTCCGTAAATACAAGCGGTATTTTAAATAAATTTGTAATGTCTTCTAAATTGTAATTTCGTATATCCAAATCTAAATTAACGTAATCCATTTAATGTTAATATATATTCTATATATTAATTAGTGTATAATATGATTTACTATACATATATAATAAAATAAATAATATTAAAGATTTAGTAATATTTATATATAGTATATAAAAACATCAATCAAGTCAAGTCAAGTCAGCACATCCAACATACTAAACAATGTTTTTTAAGTCAAAAGCTAAACAACCGACAGTTGCAAAGGAATTCAAAGAACGAATTTCTTTAGAAGAAAGAAAACATCAGTCTATGAATATTTTAACGAAATATCCCGCTTCCGTGCCTGTTTACATTGACACATCAAGTATGAATAAGATGATTGATAAACCGAAATTTGTCATACCTAATGGATTTAGCATTGGTCAACTGATGTCTGCGATTCGAATGCGGATGAAACTGAACTCATCTACTGCGCTATTTATTTTCATCAATAATCAACTTTTTCCTGTGACAACAATCGTTTCTTCAATTTATGAAGAGTATAAAGAAGATGATGGATACTTGTACATGTGTTGTTCGGAAGAGAACACGTTTGGATGAAAATTGTATAAAAAATATTTAGGAAATTTAAAATATTAAAATAAAAGATTATAAAATTAAATTTTATTATAATCTTTTCAATATATATAACAAGTAAAATGGTAATGACAGAATGGATGAAATGCGTCAAGGAGGCGCTCAAAACAGTTCCTAAAAATACTCCCAATCGTTTGAAAGTGGCAATGGGGAAAGCAAAGCTGACGTATAAAAAAACTGGTTCCACATCAAGTTCAAAGTCAGTTATGAAGAAAACATTCAAACGTCGTAACTCACGTAAAGGACGCAAGGGCAAAGGAACACGCAGGTCAAAAATGTCAAAACGTCAGCGTGGAGGAGCAATGACAAAATTAAATCCTGCCGAAGTTGAAGGAAAAAATGTTGGCATTGGCACATCGGGTGTAAAAGTTCAGTTCGATGCAGTAAATGCGTCAACTTAATCTTTTCATAATCTACATTTTTTTAGTGATATGAATATTCAAATACTTTAAAAGTAGGTCGGTAAATGTAGTTGTTGATAATAAAAATAAAGATGAAGAAAATATTATTTTTTTATCAAATTCAGTCATTTTAACGCTTGAATATGGATTAAACCTAAAAATTAAAAAGAAAATAACAAAGTATTTTAATGCAGATTGAACGATTGGTAAATACTTTGTCACGGAATTGAAATACGTTAAATTTAAAACAACAATAATGTAGAGCGCATAAAATGTGTATAATAAATAGTCGTAAACATCTTCTATTTTTATGTATAATGATGACATGATTCAAAGTATAATATAATACAATATTATATTATATTTATCAATAATTAGTAAATAACATTTTTAAAAACATCCAAAAAAGTAATAATGTTACAATATTTTTTATATGTAACTAAATTTTAATGTATCATTTTAAAAATGGGGGAGGTAGAGGAAGAGGTTCTTCTATTAGCGGTTCTATTGGTTGTTCTGTTAGCGGCGTTTTTTCTACTCTTTTTACAGAGATACGTCCGCCGTTAATAAATTCATGATGAAAATTGAACACTCCTGGCAATACTGAAATCGTATTATCACAATCTAAAAACAATACTTTGGTGTTTTTAAACGCATTGACCAGGTCCATAAATACTTTGTTTTCTCGGTCTGGATGACCTTCTGGAAGTTCTATTTGTGATATACCGACAAATGCAGCAATCAATATAGACTCTGGAATATAGTTAATTATATTTATTTGCCTCATCACCAGAGCTAAATGATTAGCCGGGAAAATACTTGTGTAGAAAGGATTCTGACCATTTTCTTTTTGAAATGATATATTTCCCAATAATTCTTGAGTTTTTGGGTGTTTTCTGTCGTCTAGTGCATTTATTGTTTTGATGCATGTAGGGACACCTGTAAAATTAATGTAGTCATCGTCTATAAAAGCGCCAACAGTCTCAGTCTCACCAGTCTCACCAGGTACACATTCAATTTTCAGTTCTTTAAGAATTGCATCAATAACTTGACCCTTTGTCGTGAGTTCTGGGAAACGAGGGTTTGGATTTGAAACATCATCCCGTCTTATAGATAAAACTTCTCTGATATAATTGTGAATTTCTGTTAACTGAAACATTCTTTCAATGGCTGTTCTATTTCCAGATGTAATAACAAAAACAGGGATACGTCGTTTGTCACATTCTATTAATATTCTTGCCCATGCTTCAGCGCGGCGTATAGAACCAAAAATGTATCTACGATAAGAATCGAAATCATCATCATTTTTAAAACGCCAAATGTCAGGCATATCGCTCATAAGCATACCTCCTTTTTGATGCCGAATATGCCGTTTATGTTTGTATTTAACATTTTTTTTATTGTTTTCAAATGTGCTGTAAATTTTAGTTTTTTACTTGACTTTTTATTTTTATTTTTATTTTTAAGATAACTGCTGTATTTGTATTTATTTTTCGTATTTTTTGATTTAGACTTTCTAAATATACGTTTCATGAATAATATAATACAATATATATATAATACAATATTATATAATAGTATAAAAATAAAATAATTATTATTATATTTTTTATCCTACTTTAATTTAGAGAGAATATACTAAAAACATGAGACGTCGTATTCGTCTTAATGCGGAAGATTACAAGAAAATTTTGGAATATTATAAACTAAAAATACCGACAAAATCGACCATAAGTAATTTAAAAAAACGAGCAGAAAAAGCTCTCATTACAAAACTATGCAACTGCACTAAAAAATTGAAAAGTCGGGTCAGCGAAACAAAAGCAATTGGCATTTGTGCGGATAGTGTGTTGAAAAAAAAGAAATTAATGTATTACCGATTTACTTGTAAAAAACCGTCACATTTTATTCCTGTTTCTGTGCATCACAACTCATTGCACAAAATATAGTTTCATTTAATAAAAATTGATAAAAATATTATATATTACATTAAAGTAATTAAAGTAATAATACATAATGTACACCGAAACATTCAATGACAAGTATACTATTTGTGTTGGAAAAACACGAGAACAGAATCAAGCGCTCGTTTTGCGGACCAAGAAAATGAATCAAAATGCACTGTGGTTTCACGTTGGAAATGGGTTTTCAAGTCCACACGGGATTTTATACGACAACTCAAAAAATACGGCAACAAAATATGACAAGGACGCAATTGTGCGAGTGGCCGGTCTAGTCAAACAATTTTCAAAGGAGTCGATAAGGTATCTTCGCGGAATAACGGTGGAATATATTCCAATCAAATATGTCGAGACAACAGAAACTCCTGGACAAGTTCATCTAAAAAAAACTCCAAATAAAATTGTTGTTTGAAGTTATTTGTAAGTTACTTGTTTTTATTCAAATAGTCAAACACCGATAAAATGATTTCTTCTTGATTACTAAGTTTTTGAAATAATAAGACTTCATCTAGTTTGAGTTGAAATATTTTTCGAAAATGATTTCTACATAATAAATGAATTCCTGAACCAACTATTTTAGCCTCGCATATAAATCCGCCATTTTTTAAAACAACATCACCTTCTTTATATTTTTTATTATTATTTTTACTATTTTTACTATTTTTATTACTATTCGAATAAGTCAATGGTATATATCGAATGAATGCGCCATGTTGAATATCTGGAAGCTCTTCTACATATCTGTAGTCAGCCAGTTTAAGAAGCATTGACTCCAACTCGTCATCATTTATGCCAAGGCGCTGTAATATGTTGTATTTCATGTTGTTAATTTTATCATATGTTAATTTTGATATTGATAAGTTTCTGTCATTATCAAGACTGTGCAAAATTTCTTCAATGTTCATTTTATCATCATGTAAATTCGATTTTGACATGACGTGTTATTTGCTCGTATTACAAATATATATTTAATGTGTTTATATTTATACTATAATATAACTAGATAAATCATTTTATTACTTTAATATTTAAATTATAATGTTGAATATATTATATACACAATATTCAACATTCATTCCAACGACGTAAATTCATAAACACATGAATCCGAATCCAACTCATAAACTTTCAAAAAAAGAAGAAATTCGTCTTAGAGCAGTTCAAATACTTATCGATAGTTTAACCGGTGATGGATTTGATAAAATAAGAAAAATTGTATGTAGTAATGGAAGCAATGACAATGAAAGCAATCGCTTCGAAAAGTCTACTAAAATATTTCACATTATATTCTCTCCAGACTCTATCCAGGCACTGATAAAAAATATGAAACTGACTGGTGTGGCGAAAAGTGGGATTGAAATTTTTAAAGCAACGAATCGTCTCTCGTCTTTATTTTCTTCTAAAAAAACAACTACTACGCGAAGAAAAACAACGACGAATGCTAGTAGTAGTAGGTCAAGAACTAGCGACCTCGTCATAAGTCAAGTGGATACATATTTAAAAGCTGACTCCGTTTTGATTATCGAACGCGCTTTTGATTCTCTTGTAAAATCATGCAATACACCTGACGTTTTTTCTAGTGTCGTGCGGTCACAGTGTGTTGAACCCATTATTAAACACATTATGAACAAAGGTGGAGAAAATATTGTCAATTACTTTGATGGAGGTGGAGGCGGAAGCAAAAAAACAACAAGGCTCTTTAAAAAGGCATCACGTCGCCGCCGCCACAACCGCACTCGCACTCGCATCCGTCATTAAGCCTCGTGGGCTTCTGCTTCTGTCGGTGGCTGCTGCGCCTCTGTTGTCTCTGTTGCCTCTGTTGTTGTCTCTGTTGCCTCTGTTGTCTCTGTTGTCTCTGTTGCCTCTGTTGTCTTAATTGTAACTTCTTCATATGGCTGCGATAATTCATATTCGATGCTTTTTAAACGTTCTTCAAGTTGTTGAATGAGAACATGCATTTGTTCGCTTTTAACTTCTTGTTCTGATATGCGCTGTTTCAATAACTTATTTTCCTCTTGTAATGGAATAATATTATCAATGATGGATGCAAAATTTGTTGTTGACATTATATTGTCAACAACTCCATTGATAAACGCGGCATCATTTATGAGTTCATTTAAATCTGTTGTTGGTTCTTCTGTTGCAACTGCGTTCGGTGTTGCATGTTGCATTGAATTCGTTTCAATAACACCTAACCTGGTGTCAAATTCTTTTAATTGTTCGAAACATTCGGTGATGCTGAGGTCATGTTCGTTCAATTTATTGTCGTGTGTTTGAAACATAATGAGCGGATGAAGCGGAATACCATACAGTTGTCCGGCATTTTTGTTTGGAGGTGGAAGAGGAGGAAGAGCGTTCAAAGATGACTGCATTTGCATATTTTGTTGTGGCTGCTGGTGCGGCATTTTTTTCATTTGCTGTTGCTGCTGCTGCTGCTGTTGTTGCTGCTGCTGCTGTTGTGCAAGTCCAGGTCGCAGTTGTGGTTGTAACTGTGGAGTCATCATTCTTGAAGGAGGAGGAGGAGGCACGCCACCCATTCTTTGAAGAACTCGATTGGCTGGCGGAGGTCCAGACATACTTCCAGCATTTGCATTCAACGGATTTGACCTTCGTCGTCTTGCGGCGGATAATGCTGCATTACTACTCATTTTTATATTTTATAATTTAAATAATATTTTATTTCTATATTATTTTCGCATTTTCATTTTAATTGTTTAATTATTCAATGTTAATATTTTTTATCTAATTTTGTTCTTATAAACTCACTTTATTCTAAATATATACAGGGGGAGTGAAAAAATCAATAAGGAGGATAATTCGACACATTCGACTGCACGGAAATAAACAACTCTGTTTTTTCGGTCTTAGATAAAGTCCAAGTTATTCCATCTTTTGAAGTTGCAATTTTGCCCTTAAATTGTATTCCTTCATCTGTATTTACTTCTGAACCTACTGCGACCCAAAATGAACCGTTCCATGCCACACCAAGACAACCATCATATTTGGTGGGACCGTATTTTTTAAATATAGAGTTTTTTGATGCTTTCCAAGTTTTTCCATCTTTTGAAGTTGCAATTGTATTCTTTCCTATGCCTACTGCGACCCACAACGAACCGTTCCATGCCACATCAACCGCACCGGAAGGCGACTCGAAGCTAGTAATTTTGAATATCGAGTTAGCATTTTTAGATGCAGTCCAAGTTATTCCATCTTTTGAAGTTCCAATTGCATTCTTTGCTAAACTTGCTGCGACCCACAATGAACCGTTCCATGCCACAGCTGAACACTCAGCTAGAGGATTAGCAGGATCATCAGGATCAGGATCAGCGAATACCGAGTTAGCACTTTTAGATGCAGTCCAAGTTTTTCCATCTTTTGAAGTTGCAATTGCATTTTTTCCTGCACCTGCTGCGACCCAAATTGAACCATTCCATGCCACATCAATAGCACCGTGTGGTCCGTCTTTACCAGGAATTTTGAATACTGAGTTAGCACTTTTAGATGCAGTCCAAGTTATTCCATCTTTTGAAGTTCCAATTGCATTCTTTCCTAGTGTACTTGCTGCGACCCACAATGAACCGTTCCATGCCACACCCGAACACTCAGCGGTCACAGGCAAAGGCAAGCCATCTTCAATAGATGGCAAAACTTTGAATATTGAGTTAGCACTTTTAGACGCAGTCCAAGTTGTTCCATCTTTTGAAGTTGCAATTGCATTTTTTCCTAAACCTGCTGCGACCCAAATTAAACCATTCCATGCCACATCAACAGCACCGCTGACAACTCCTATATTTTCTTCACCAATGTTTGCGATTTTGAATATCGAGTTAGCACTTTTAGATGCAGTCCAAGTTTTTCCATCTTTTGAAGTTAAAATTGCATTCTTTCCTATACCCGCCACCATGAGAAGAGGAGGAGGAGGAGGAGGAGGCGCGGATCTATTACTATTATTCCATCTGGTCAAAATATGGAATCCACGTACTGAGTACCGGTTACTCGTAAAATAAATTTTCATGCAATTGTTTTATTATATATTTTTTATAATAAAGAATGATATAAATTTTTATAACAACAAAAAAAACATGCAAAATTTATGCGAATTTCGAATGTTTTAAATTTCAATATGTTCACAAATCTATAAGTCTATGCCACCATTTTCATTTTAATTACTTCATGATGTTTATAATTACGCACTTCAAAATCATCTAAAACATAGTCATTAATATTTTCTCTTTTTATATTTATCGCAAGTGTGGGAAATACATGAGGCGTTTTTGTTACTTGTTCCTGAATGGCATTTAAATGAGAATCGTAAATGTGACAATTGCCCAAATAGTATATAAATTCAAACGGTTCCAAGTCGCAATGTTTTGCTAAAAGGTGCGTCAAAAAACTATATGAAGCAATGTTGAACGGAACACCCAAACCCACATCTCCGCTTCGCTGAAACATGCAGCACGACAGTTTATTTCCACCCGTAACATTGAATTGTGCCAATATGTGACAAGGCGGAAGCGCCATCTCATTCAGCTGGCACGGGTTCCATGCGGACATTACCATTCGGCGCGACGTGCGCTGAAGCGGGTCTTTCAAACATTGTATAATTTGTGCCAACTGGTCAACCCCTTTACCGTGATAGTTTTCGTCACAGGTTGTATAAGGCGCATTAAAATGACGCCATTGGTGCCCGTATACCGGACCCAAATCATTTTCGCGCAAGTGTGTCAGTCCTCGACTGTCTAAAAAATCACGAGATGCATTATCGTTCCAAATTGCAACACCTTCTTTCTGTAAATTCTCGTTATTTGTGTCACCCCTTATAAACCAAAAAAGCTCTTTCAAACATGTTTTCCATGCAACTCGCTTCGTTGTTAGCAGCGGAATTGTTCCATTTTCTAGCGAAAAATGCATAGCAGCCCCAAATATACTTTTTGTTAGCCCATTTCTGCCTTCCTCCATTGTGCCTTCTTCTAGTATATCGGTTATTAAATCTAAATACTGATACTCTTCATGTTTTCCAGCCAAATTCTTCTTTTTACGCAGCATTTGCTTTTCACTAACTTTTATCTTGTTTTATTATGAATTGTTTTCAGTTTTTATATTGTTATTTGGGATACTTTAATAATAATTAAAATTAAGATATTCAATAAAATAAATTCAATTAAATAATTTAATTTGTTTTATTTATTTTAATTTCTGTTTATAAATCATATAAGAAAACATAATACAATGGAAGACGTTGAAGATGCAATATCTGATTCTACTAAAAAAACAGAAGGATTTTTTAAATATGTGTTCAAGATGGGAGACTATGAACAGTCTTTTTTGTTAAATGTTGTTCAGTATACAATGATGGCGATAGTACCGGTTATAGTTGTTCTTTACATTAATCATTATTACATTCCGGATGTGGATGAAGAAAAGGGGTCCATTGTTATTTTAGCAGAAATGTTTGGACAGTTATTCTTTATTCTATTTTCTTTTTACTTCATCAATCGAATTATTAATTATTTTCCCACATATAGCGGACTGAAATATGGTGACTTTAGCGTTATTCAAATTATTCTAATCATGTTGTTTATTTTTATTTCGATGTCAAAGCACAAACTGGGAGCTAAAACCCTTATTCTTATCGAAAGATTCGAAGAAATGGTGGAAGGAAATTCCAGCCTGAAAGGAAAAAAGGATGAACAAAAAGGAAGTGGCGGTCAAGTTCGTGTCACTCAGCCGTTATCCGGACAAGCTGCATACGCATTGAATGGACCGCCTCCTCCACCGCAGCTGTCAGCACAACGGTCATCGCCAGATTTCAACGCCATGTATCAAGTGCAGCCAAACCCTCTAATTGGAGCATCCACACCAGGCATTCCACCAGGAATGGTTGCCGATTTTGAACCTGCTGCTGCAAACGAACACCTAGGTAATAGTTTCTTTTAACCATTATAATTTTTATAAAGCTTCATTTTGATTATCATTTTTTTTATAGAAAATATCTCATTTTTCTTTTCGGTTAGTGTAATATATATAAATAATTAATAAATAAACTTTTCAAAACACAACTATAAGTTTATTTATTATTTTGATTTGTTATTTATCATATTAGGTTTATTTAGTAATAGTATATTATATTTTTGTAAATAAGCGACATTTTCTTCTTTTGAATATAAAACATTATCAATATAGTTTAAAAAAATTATGTTTTTTCTATCAATATTATTTTTCATATGAAAATGTATAATGATGTTTTTGAAATAATATTTTACATCTGGACAAAATATCAAAAATTTCTCATCCATAATATTCAATATTTTTGCATTTGTATTTTTAATATATTTTAAAAAATCAATATTTATTGATACCTTACTTTTTTGGTCGCCTAACAATGTATTATTATTTTCATATACATGGTTATTAAATAATTTTGTATTGTCTATCAAGGTTACATCATTTTTATATATGTGACTATCAAACAAATTTTCAGTTTTACTTATAATTTTATTTTTTATAGAATCAAATGAATTATATACATTTGAATAATTACCTTTTACCGTGAAAGTATTCCTGTGATTTATATGAAATACACAGGTATTTATTACATCGCCATATTCTTTTTCAACATATTTATTTATATTATTGAAAAATGGTAGTGTTAAATCGTTGTCTATTGTTAAATATTTTTTTGGGTTTACTATATTTATATCTATATTTTTTAAACTGTACAGTCCCCAGTTTCCTAAATTTTGTATTATACCATTGTTTATTTTTGTAAAAAAAACATCACACTGGAAACAAAACTGTCCAAACTTAGATAAAACATGCCAACCCGCATTTTTATAATTTTTGGGTTCAAAACACCAAAATCCTAAATCATTTAACTCTGGAATAATTTTTTTTTCAAATTTTTCGATTTCATTTTCAAAAATAATTATATCATAGTCATCAACCCATGGAATATTTTTTTTGTTTCTAATATATCCAACACTAGTTCCAGCAAATACGTAATAATTTAAATTTAATGTATCTAAAATATTAAAAAACAACTTGGCATATAAGTGCGTAAATTTTCGATAAACTGGAAAATTTGAACTAAATCCAAAAACTTCTGAATAGTTTATATCATCTATGTTGTTACCTAAATATTTGAGTATATCTTCATTCATATTATACTTATTTATAATGTAATAATAAAATAAATAAGTTGAAATTAAACGAGTTGAAAATGTTATATTCAAAGGAAATATTTGAAAAGACAAGATTATATAAATTTGGTATTTTAAATATAAAAGGGTTTAAAAAAATGAATTTGTAGATTATTATGACCATTTTTTTACCATGAATAACCAAATGTCTCAATGTATCAAAGATGATTTCGAGTTGAATAACAATATTCATTTGAAAGCGTGGGTAAATGCCTTTAACGGTGCGGCTCTGCGAGCTTATAAGAAGATTGGACACTGCCGAATAACCAACATTAAAAATGAATTAAATACTATGGAAGAAACATATTTCATCAAATCAGATGCGGATATAGACGCGTACAATGCTCAAGTTGATAAATACGCGAGTCAAATGGAGAGAGTAGAAGCATGTATGAATGATGACAGTGAGCAAAATGGAATTGGAATTTGCGCATTGTTTCATGGTCATGACGCAGTTTCAAATGACGACGACGGAATGTTGAAAATGTTGAGTGATGCAAATTTTCCCGACAACCTGTATTATGACTACTATGATGACTATGATGATGACGAAAAAAGCATCAAGTTGAAAATTAATGTAAATAAGCAAGGGTTTGATGTTATTTATGACTATATGTTAAATAACGGACTTTTTAGTACAATTGAAACTCAATGCATAAAAAATGAACTTCAAATGATGAGGGCTTCAGTAATTATGGAAATGTGTAAGAATGATTCACATCAAATAAAAAGAAGATTCTTGCGGGTAGATTCTCCTTATTGAAACATAAAATAATAACATTGGTTGATTAAAATAATTAAAATAATTAAAATATTTTGATAATATATAACTATTTTAATTATTTCAAAATGCACGGTGCCATGAATCATCTTTTTCATTCCATTTTGTTTGGATTTTTATTATATTTTGTCATGCTTTTCGTACTTAAACAACCGTACGAGGTAGCACAAGACAGGAGCATGCTACTTGCAGCATTAGCTTTAGCGTATATGATTTTATTTGGACATTCTCTTCCAAATCACATAAATAAAAATATTTTTTAAGAATTTTCAAATAAAATAATTTTTTAAATAAAATAATATATATAAATGGAAAAATGTACCAAGCTAAAAACTAAAAAATATCGTTTGCGTGGTTCTCCTCCTTATTCTGCAGCGGATTGTCCTGGTAAAACAATGAAAGGGAATGACGGTGGAAAGTATACGTCTAAAGCTGACAAAAATGGAGTCTATAAATGGGTAAAATCTGCGGCAAAAACCACGGCAAAAACCGTTATTAAACAATCGGAGTGTTCCAAAAAATTAAAACGAACATCGCCTCCATTTTATAAATACGCATACAAAAAATCAGCATTTGCACCTGTAAATGTTTCGAGTTTTTTGAAGTGTTTGCCAGCAGGCATGGTTAATGCAAAGGAAAAACCAAAACATATTTATGAAATTGTTGATAACGGTTCAACACCTTTTGTAGTATTTGACTATGGCGGGCACGTTGAAGTTTATAACCAACATTACCATGAAGAAACGGACAGTGATGAAATGCAAGGTAAAATTATGGAGTCAAAATACAAGAAAATCTTTGTTGGAGATAATGAATTGAATGACCCAGCTTATGATTTGGAAAAAGGAATCGGAAGAGGGAATACTATACTTTTACAAACGGGAAAGGAAGACTACATATACATAGGTGACGGAATTCGCTCGTTCAAAACAAAAGATGGAGATGTGATTGAAAAATATTATTCACCTGTAGGAAATAATGCAGTTCCATATCCATACGCAGTGGGTCAAAAATATGTGTACTTGATGCTTGACAATGAATACCAGCCTGTCGAAGACTTTGATTTAACAAAGGATGTTTATATGCAGTTTTATGGATTCGATATAGACAAAAAAGACCGTGACTCGCACCTTGAAAAAACTAAAAATAGACATAAAAAGTATCGAGTGAAAGTATTGTTTAAGAGGTTTTATTAATAAAAAATAATATATGCGTAAAAATTATTTTATATGTATATATTAGATATACCAATTAAAAAAAAAATCAGCTGATAATCATGTCAGAAATTAAAAGTGAACAAACTAATGGAAAATATGTTGTATTTGATGTTGATGAAACTTTGGGCTATTTCTCCCAATTTGGAGCATTTGTTGATGCGCTCAATCATTATTATAGCGACTTCTCTCGAGTCGTTTTTGATAATTTCAATGAACTTTTAGACTTGTATCCGGAATTCATTCGCCCGAATATTATCGAAATTTTAAAGTATGTTTCTGAAAAAAAGAGAGAAGGTGCATGTAAAGGAATAATTATATACACAAACAACCAAGGACCGCGAATGTGGGTTGCAAATATTTCAAAATATTTTGATTATAAAGTTGGCACACAAGTATTTGACCAAATTATCGCGGCATTCAAAGTAAATGGAAAAATTGTACAGGAAGGGCGAACTACACAGAATAAAACATACGAAGACCTTGTTCGTGTAGCAAATATTTCAAAAACTTCTGAAATTTGTTTTATTGATGATTTGAACCACCCGGGAATGCGACATCCGAATGTCTTGTACATTAATGTAAAACCATATGTTGAAACTCTTCCCACGTCGACGCTTATAAAACGTTACCTTGATAGTAATCTTGGAAAAAACATCCTTCCTCATAATAGAGAGAAATTCAACCAATCCATAAAAAAAAGAATGGGAGTAGTTGATGACGCAAATGAAACAAATACAAAATTAAATTTACACAAATCAAATTTCATTTTACTGAATACACCGGACAAGTCCAATGTTTATACAAATGCAAATGCAAATGTAATTGAAGGCTATAAAAAAATGGGAGATAAAATTTTATTTTACATTAAAATATTCTTTAAAAATAAAAATAAAT